ACGCGCATTTGTCGGCCTCTAGCTCTTACATTAGATACACCATAATTATTTGAATTAGTTACAGTTGTGCTTGATTGGCTAGACAGCGTGCCTGTTGCATCACTACGCGACTTAAGAGTGTATGTTAATTCTGGAGCTGTATTGCTACCGATAAACTCTACATCTGGCAATAAACGTCTTACAAAAGCAAAATGCTCACCATCATCTATATCAAAATCTGCTGTTTCTAAAAACGCAGTCATTGCAGATCCATCAGCGTTATAGCCTGTTTCATGATTATAAACATAACCAACATCACTTACTGTTTCTGTTGCCAATGGAACGCTTGAAGTAGCGCCAGCATCATCCCAAGCAGTTCTTCCTAACGTACCAATAGACCATGCTTTTTCTACATAGTTATATGTTACATAACTATCTATTACCGTTGACTCACCCGTACAATAAAACCAACCAACTTCGTTAAATGCAGTATTAGAAAAAGCAAACACTTGCTCCGCTTGATCTTGATTAAGATTATCAAATACATAACCAAGCACAGTACAAGGTAAGGTTTGAGCTGCACCTGTGTATATGTAAAAGTTACGCCTATCCATAAAGTAAACTACATTGTTTGCGTTAATTGCAGCATTAGGAGAAATCATACTGATCCCTTCTGTAATCAATGTAGACTTAAATATAAAAGGTGCGCCAATAAAACGAAGGCTATACAACGCAACATCTGTCCAAACCAATACTTCTTGCCTTCCTCTAATAGCGCCTATAATTTCTGATCCAGCAGATAGCTTTAAATCACCAGCAGTGTTTGTGGTAAGGGGAGTCCATTGAGCTGCATTGCCTTGATCGCACCATCTGATTTGCATTAAATCTATGTTGCTACCACCAAAAGGCGTACACCCTATAGCTAATACATGACGATCTTGTGTAGATACAATTGTCGTTAAACACTCTGATGGAGGATTAGAAGCGCCAGATAAGCTAGATAATGGTATAGCTCTATTAGTAGGATTTGTTGCATCCCAATAATAAATTCCTCCAGATCTGACATTAGCTATAATGTCTTCACCAAAATTATCTATGCTCCATAACCGTAATGAGCTAAGAAGACCTGAATCCGAATTACCCCAAGTGCCTCCCCCCCAAGTGCCAGAACCCCAGCCTGTACCAGCAACAGCAACATCTAGTCCAATACTAATTTGATACGCACCAACAGTAGATCCACCGCCATTGCCAGAATCACTAGCATTAGCAGTAACCGCATCTCCTGATGTATCTTTTGCAGTTATGGTGTAAGTATTAGTGCTAGCTATAGTTGCTATTTCATACTCTTGATTAAGAACAGCGGCTGTAATTAAACCGCCTAAAGTAGCAGCTCCGCTAAATGTAACAAAGTCTCCTTTAGCCGCGCCATGAGATGAATCAGTTACTGTTAATGTTGATGATCCATTAGTTGCTGCAAACGTAACATCACCAGCAGAAGTAGTAGTTCTTAATGGAGTTACATCAGTAAAAGAATCACCTAATACCTGATATAGCTTTTTACTTGTGCCAAGCGCTATATATCTTTGATTACTTAAATTAACCCATTGGTGTATTTTTCTACACAACCCAATAAATGTAGATGTAGCTTCATTATATTTTTTTACCCAGCCGCCCATTTTTTCGGCACGCCCAGATCTCCATCTAATAAATGAAGCATCATAAAACGCACCCTCATTATTATATGCAGTGCCTTCTCGTTTTATACCTGCTTGAAAATTAAAACGCTTTAATGGCATATTTATAAAAACCTAGACGCTACAATTGTTACAATCATAAAGGGGTAAACGCCCCATATAAGTCTTTCTAGTCGTTTAAACTTCTCAGACCCTTCATCAAGACGCTTTTCTATATTCTCATATCTTACAGCGCACTCTCTTTGATGTGCTTTTATCTCACTCAAAGCCTCTTGAGCTTCGTCCATTAGTCCGACCTTTTAACAAACTTAATCGGGTTAGTCGTAGATCCTTCTTTCGCCTTACCAATATTTAACGCTGCAATTTCGACGATCTTATATAGCCGTCCAATCAAAGCATCGTCTTTAGGAGTAGGAGTAAGGCTGCATATGATCGATGCTGCACACACAATACCCGTTACTACAGATATTATATTAAGAACAAAATCCATTACTGTTGCTCCGCATTAGCCGCCTCTAGCTGCTGTGAATACCAGTTAAACGCTGCCACATAAGTATCAAGCTGCTTTTGATTGGCATTAATTACATTAGTAATCTGACCAATCTCTTCTCTAAGCTCATCCATACGAGCAGTCAACATCTCAGGATTAACAGGTAGTTGAGCAACCTCAGCTTCTTCTGCAACCTCTGCATCTACAACTTCTTTAGTGTCTTGTTCCATCTTCCTCTACTTTCCAAACATTTAAATTTGCAGCGACTGTACGCCGTTCTCCATCGCCCTCAAAGGGGTAAACCATGTGTGTTAACCAGCTAGGAAACATCAAGAACTTTCCGACTTCTGGCTTAATTACAAAACTCTGCGGAGGCGCTAACCGCTCTACGTCTATTAAACTATTACGACCATAACTAAATGCTAAACAACCATCGGCATTACCTGATGCATTATACAAGTTGTACTCTGGGCTTCCCGCCGTAGGTAAGTCTAAGATCTGTTGTGGTACTTTTGTCCATGTTGTGCAGGAGACTCCCATAAGTGTTTTAGTACCATGATCGTGTATGGGATTATAATCGCCAGCATAAGAATGCACAGACCAAAGCTCATCAGTTAATACCTCTCTTTTTCCTTGTAGTGGATTCCCAGACGCAGCACAAAACTGCTTAACGTAGTCCATTGCCAAACCCTGAATCGTCCAATTAAAGTCTTTTAACTCTTCGCAATGATGATCCATCGTAAGCTGTTGTCCGTGGGCTATCTGCCCTACCAACGTACCCGCATGACTCTTGCGTTTTTCATCCACCATCAGTTTGTCTAGGTAGTCATTAAGAGTGCCTACCATATTTTCAGATAGCTGCGCTTCCAGCATAAATACCGCTGGGAGAGTGTGAAATGAAAAATGTTGCAGTTCCATTAGCTGCTTGGAATCACATAGTCATGGTCAGGCACAGGTTCTTTAGGCGGGTTAGTAATTACTGAGTCGTATTGACTTTCAAACACCGTATCCCAATGCGCTGTCGGACAAAGATCTTCAAGTTCTTTCTTAGTCCAATCAGCTTCAGCTTTAGGGGTAAAGTTTGTAATCGTTACGTCCCCATCAGGGGTTGAGCGTTTTTCAGACGCATCAAGTGCTACTGTCTTATCATTAGTATAATAATCAGCTTGCCCTTCAGTGCCTTCTTCGTACTTCATCGTTAATCGCCAATGAACTACTTTGCCATCTTCTAAAGAAGGGATAGCTCCTGTTAATGTTTTCTTTACTGCCATTGCTTATGTCTCCTATTCGCAATTACATTCATTAAGTTTTTCGGTCAAATCGTCTACTTTGGCAGACAGCTCCTGAACAGCTTTAACCATTAATGGAATAAGAGCGGCTTCTCCAATTCTTTGTCTTCCATCAGCTTCGTCTTCTTTCCACATATCGAAGCCTTCTTTGAGGTCATATTTGTCAATTACCTCTTTGACTTCTTGGGCAATAAATCCGTGATTATATTTACCATTCATGACCCGACTTTCGGTTCCTTCTCCATGAGCAACCATATCTTCAGGAACATCTTTTTCTTTTTTCCACAAGAAAGTTACGGGCCTTAACTCATTGATAAAATCAAGACCTACCTTTTCATCCTGTATATCTTCTTTAAGGCGAACGTCAGAAGGAGCTGTCCAAGTAGTGCCTCCATGAGCCAACTGAGAATCCGTGGTCGCATGACCTAAAGTCGTAGTTGAATTTGCTCCCGTTACATAGTAACCAAGAACACTTGTATAACTAGCATCTGCCTGCCCAACTTTGTTGTAAGAACCTACTAAAGTATTAGCAACGCCTGTAGTTAAATCAGTTCCGTCATACGCGCCGGTAGAAACACCAAGCAAAACATTGGCTGAACCAGTAGTTAGGTTGCCACCAGCATTGATGCCAATTAATGTATTGGTTCCACCTGTTGTAATAACTAGGCCAGCATCTTTTCCAACTGCCACATTTTCACTTGCCGTGGTTGCAGATGTAAGGGCGTTATAACCTATCGCTACGTTGTTACCGCCATCTGTGTTTGAATCTAAAGTGCCGTATCCCGCAGTCACGTTAGCACTACCAGTAGTATTGGCTGACATAGCAGCATAACCAATCGCCACATTGCTACCGCCAGTAGTGCTGTCGTCTAATGCGGCGTAGCCTAAAGCCGTACTGTAACTACCCGTGGTATTGGCTCGTAATGTATTCAGACCAACGCAAACATTTTGTTCTCCTGTCGTATTGGAGTACAAAGATTCAAACCCAACGGCGGTGTTGTTTGCACCGGTTGTATTTGTAAGCATGGATCTATAGCCAATTGCTGTATTCGCATCAGCCGTAGTGTTAGCTTTTAGAGCTTGATAACCTACAGCGACTAAACGGTCTCCTACAGTATTAGTGTACGCGGCAGAATACCCAACGGCGGTGTTGTAACTTGCTGTCGTATTGCCGTAAAGCGCGTAGCCACCTAACGCAGTATTTTCTGCTCCAGTAGTGTTAGTTCCTAAAGAATAATACCCAACTGAGGTGTTGTTTTGAGCAGTTGTATTATTCGTTAAAGAATAATTTCCCACTCCTGTGTTGTAAGAACCTGTTGTGTTGTCTTGTAATGAAGACGCGCCCAAAGCGGTATTGTCTTGAGCAGTCGTGTTTGCCATTAGGGATTCTTTTCCAACAGCTACATTTCTAACTCCTGTAGTGTTAGCACCAAGAGCGTGTATACCAATTGCAACAATTTCAGATCCTGTGGTGTTTGAATCTGCTGCAAAAGCACCAACCGCCGTACTCCCTGCGGCTGTGTTTACACTTAAAGCAGAAGTTCCAACCGCAGTGTTGCTATTTACAGTAGTTGATGTGGTTGCAGCACCATGACCAATCGCAGTGTTGTATTGCCCCGTGGTGTTAGCGTCTAAAGCCCCATCTCCAAAGGCTGCGTTGTATGAACCAGTGGTGTTAGCCGCTAAAGCACCCGCCCCCACACCAGTATTATTGCCTCCTGTAGAGGTAGAACCGTTTGGCCCTGCGTTAGCACCGACGTAAGTGTTGTCGGCCCCTGTAGTGACATAAAACCCTGCCTCTTCTCCAATAAAAGTATTATCGGCTCCAGTAGTTAAGCTAGACCCAGCCGCATAACCAATTATAGTAGATGAATCTGCTGTGGTTATTGATTTGCCAGCTTGATATCCAATATGGGTATGTTCGGAGCCAGTGGTAATAGCCAGCCCAGCCTGATACCCAACAGCAACATTATAGGTTCCTGTAGTGTTGGCTTTTAAAGCATCTTTACCAACCGCTGTGTTACTAGAGGCAGTGGTTGCATTGAGAAGAGAATCTGCTCCAACAGCAACATTATCTGCACCCGTAGTGTTCGTGAACAAAGCACTGGAGCCAACCGCTGTGTTATAAGTACCAGTGGTGGTGCTGTATAAAGCCTGTCGAGCCAGAGCAGTATTAAAACCCCCCGTTGTGGCACTGGTTAAAGCATCAAGTCCAATAGCGGTGTTGTTAGACGCTGTAGTGTTTGCCTCTAACGCATCCTTACCCACAGCGGTATTACCTGCACCTGTTGAATTTGTGTATAACGACTGAAAGCCGACTGCTGTGTTGTTGGAGGCAGTGGTGTTTCCACCTAATGCACTACCTCCAACCGCTGTGTTCGATGCGCCTGTGGTATTTGCATCTAAAGCATAAGAGCCTATTCCAGTATTCGATGCGCCCGTGGTGTTTGCCCCTAATGCGACATACCCCAGAGCAGTGTTGTAGCTTGCTGTGGTATTAGCATCAAGTGAACCAGAGCCAACTGCGGTATTTTCCGCTCCTGTAGTCGTTGCTCCTCCAGCCTCATCCCCAACAAACGTGTTGTCAGACCCAGTAGTCAGCGCATCACCAGCGTTCTCACCTATCGCTACGTTATCTGTGCCTGTAGTCAGTCCTGTGCCAAACGCACCGCTACCAAGCCCTACGTTACCTGTGCCGCCTAGTACATCGAGTACATCAGTAACCGCTGCGCCAGAGCCAGCACCGTCTGTGGCAACCATCCTGATACCGCCGTTTGGTATGACTACATTTGCGCCTGTACCTTGGCTTAGTGTAACTGTATTGCCAGCGGAGTTTTGAACCACCCATACGTTAGAAAGAGTATTTGGAGCTAACGTAACTGTACAAGCCTGTGAGAGAGATCCTGTCAGAGTAAGGGCCAAAGAGCGAAATGCATCACTAGCACCGTCAGCCAT